ACCAGTTCTTCCACCTTTAGGCTCGTCAGCATTAAATCCTGCTTTATCAGGTCAAGATTTAGTTAACAGGCGCTCAGGGCTTTCCAGCGGTTTGTATTGGATTAAGGGTCCTGGTATGCCAACTGCTTTACGAATGTATGTTGACACAACACAAGAAGGTGGGGGTTATGACTTCTACCCAATTACTGGTGGCACTGCTGTTAACTATGTGACTGAAAATAACAGCGGAAAACCTCTTGGTCTAGATATTTTTTACCCAAGAAGTTCTGCTCACTGGACTGCAATATATAACTACATCAATAGTCAACTTGGTGGAGATTTTGCTAGTTACCTCCAAGTTCCTGGCTCTGTATACAAACCAGGTTCTGGCGGTAACTACACTGGATACATAATGAGGTCTGGTTCTGTGCCAGATTGGCGTGTTCCAGATGGTGGTCGTTGGTGGCTGAGAGACTCTACTTTTAGTGAACCTAACGGTGATTACAGCGGTTATGGATATTTAGGTCTTTATGGCGCTGGATATTCTTTGAACCCTGGAGGTCCTTCTGGCTTCAACGATGGAGGAGCCTACGGAACAGGAAGTTCTTATATTGTTAGTACAAATGCTAAACCATAAAATAATCGGAAAAACAAAAGTAGGATAATATAGGTACGCTACTCGTGGCTAGGTGTAGGAGCAATAAATGTCATTAAAACGCTGGACAGGCTCACAATGGGTCGTCGTTGCAGGTTCACGTCCTGGTGCACAAGGTGCTCCAGGTGCTACTGGTCCAACTGGTCCTACAGGCCCAGCGGGTACTAATGGTACTAATGGTGCCGCAGGTCCTACAGGTGCTGCTGGTGTTGCTGGAACTCGCGGAAGCAAGATTCTTACTGGTGCAGTTGCTCCAGAAGCAGCAGGTCTTTCAGGTCTTTTAGAAGCAGATGTATACCTAAATGCATCTAATGGAAATTTTTACGCTTATAGTGCATCAACTACTTCTTGGATTCTTCAAGGAAATATCAAGGGTGCAAACGGTGCTCCAGGGCCTACAGGTCCTGTTGGAGCAGTAGGGCCTACAGGTCCTAACGGAACAACTGCTGATACAAATCGTATCAATATTCTTGAGATGAATTCTTTGTTGAATCTCGGCCTGTTTGGTAAACAAACAAGCAGCAGTACGACTAATATTACAAACATTGGCTCTACAAGTAGCAGCCTTATCGCGCTGGCACTTCTCTAAAGGTGAGGATATAAATACATGGCAAGAAGAATTATTAGAGGTACAGACTATACCTTTGACCCTACAACTAAAACAATTACTGTCCCTACCTTTATTCTTCAGGAAAGACTGCTTCTTATCACTAACGTGACAAGAGGCGTAATTATCTATAACTTTTCTGACCCATCGCTTCTTGCAACAAATTGGTCTTTTATTGGAGACCCAACAAATCCAAGAACTCAGATAGTACTTAACTACGCAACTGGCTCAATGGCATCAACAGATGTTTTGTCAGTTATGTATGACGAGTTCAATGAAAGCATTACTTTTACAGACACATTGCTTGACTCTGTAGAAAAACTTCGTGTTGCTGCTCCACAGTCTTTGATGGATACAGACTTTGAATACTCAGTTCAGCCATCTAAATGGGAAGCACTTTTCCTAGCAAACAACTACCCATCATTCTTTGCTAAGACCTCTGGTGGTAACTCTATCGCCGTGACATCTATTATAGGTGACTCATCTGGTCCACGCTCTAATATTACAATTACTACTTCAACTCTTCATGGTCTTGTGCCAGGAAACATTGTCAGCGTTCAAGATACTACTAACTTTCGTGCTGAAGGCACATTCGTAATCAATACAGTACCGACACCATACTCATTTACTTATGCTGCTCGTGGTGTTATTTCTGGTGAAATCTTTGTATCAAACTACACCACTGTCTATGGCGGTGACGTATTTGACAACGCTCATATCCCTGGTGGAAATACAAATATTGCTAACTCTCTTAGAGGATTTACAGCAAGTTCAAATGGTGGAAACCCTTCAGTAATTACTATCAGTTTTACATCTCCACACGGTATTTTCCCTGGAACACCAATTATTATTAATAATACAAGTGGTATCAATGGTAACTGGGTAATTAGTTCAGTGCCTACCCCAACTACTTTTAATTTTGAAATTCTTGATACTGTTGTAACAAGTATTTCTTTAAGTTCTAACTCAATCATCTATGTAAAGCCTGAAGGATATATTCAGCACCGTCCACTTGATGGTGGTGTATCTCTTACAACTATGAGCAACGCAATGGGTATGGCAACAATTCGTCAAACTCGCCGTTACTTCCGTTATCAATCAGGTAAGGGCATTCAGTTCTCAACTGGTGCAAAGTTGACTCCAACATACGATATCAAGTCAATCTCAATGGATACCGTATCAACTATTGGAACTCGTGTAGTTACTGTTGGAACTCTACAAGACCACGGACTTCAACCAGGAGCAAGCGTTCTTATTGAGAGCGTTGAAACTGTGGGAAGTTACAATCCATATAATGGAACATTTACAGTTGATTCAATTATTGATACCAACTCATTTACATATAAGGTAAATCTTACTCAGACACTATTTGCAACAGACCAAACACCTGGCGGAGCAAATTCTGTTGTCACAGTTGCTCGCTGGTCGGGAGCAGTTACTCGCTCTGGTATGTTTGATGACCAAAATGGTTTCTTCTGGGAGGATGACGGACAATGGCTATACGTTGGTCGTCGTTTCTCTAACAAGGAACTTATGGGTCGTGTTACTACAACACAGTACTCAAACGTTATTGTTGGAACAGGAACACTTTTCCGCAAGCAGTTGATGGTTGGTGACCGCATTGTTCTTCGTGGACAAAGTTATCTAATCAATAACATTGTTGACGATACAACACTTCACGTCAACCCTGCTTATCGTGGTCCTAGTACATCAAACGTGATTATGACTAAGACTCAGGAAATTCGTGTTCGTCAAGATGCTTGGAACACAGATAAATGCGACGGCAAGGGTCCTTCAGGATACCTTGTAGACCCACGAAGAATGCAGATGATTTATATTGACTACACCTGGTACGGTGCTGGTTATATTCGTTGGGGTCTTCGCTCTATCAAGGGTGACATTGTTTATGTACACCGTATGGCAAATAACAATATTAACAATGCTGCATATCAACGTTCTGGTAACTTGCCTGCTCGCTACGAGGCATCTAATGAGCCAAAGCGTGCAAAGATGACCGCAGGTGCTACAGCAACTCTTGGCTCTACTCTCAACGGAACAGATACAACTATGTATGTTGATAACGTTGATTCATGGCCATCTAGTGGATTTATTTACATCAAAAATAATGATGCTTGCGAGATTGCTTCATATAGCGCAATTGGTTCATATAACTCAGCAACTAAAGGCTATCCGCTAACCATTGCTCGTCGTCAGACAATTACTCAGTACTATCCAACTAAGTCAATTGTTTTGTCAACTGGTGCAACTTCAGCAACAAGTTTTAGCCCAGACCCTTCTGTAAATGGAAGTGGTATTAGCCAAGTTTCTGTTCAGACAATTAGCAATACCTGTGCTCCTCAAATTTCTCACTGGGGTTCATCGGTAATTATGGATGGTCGTTTTGATAACGATGCTCAGTACACATTTACCGCTGGTATGACTAAGACACTTTCTATCCCATTTGGTCAGACACGTCCTCTTATGGCAATTCGTCTTGCACCATCTGCTGATAACGGTGTTGCTCGTAACTTTGGTGTTCGTGAACTTGTAAATCGTATGCAGATGCAGTTATCTTCCATGGGTGTATCTACCAACGGTCAGTTCTTGATTCGTGGTCTTCTTAACCCAGGTCGTATTACCTATACCAACTATGCATCTTCATCACTTACTGTATCTAAGGCTGGTGTTACAGGTTCATCTTCAGGACTAACCTTGACTCTTCCAGATGTAACTAACATTGTTGTAGGTATGACAATTGCCTCTGGTAGCACCGCAGGTGCTCAGGTAGGTGCGGTTATTACATCAATTGCTGGTTATGTAGTAACACTATCGCTACCTAACACAGGTAACGTATCTGGAACAGTAATCTTTGGAAACGTACCTGGATATCAGGGACTTCCATTTGACTGGGACCGTGAAACTGTAGGTTCTGGTTCTTTGGCTCAGGTGCTCTATTTTGACAACTGTGGAAACACAGGTGGAGCCTCACAGACAGTATCAGGAAGCGTTACTCAGGCGGACGAAATTTTCTCGTTCTACTCTGAAAATGGTTCTGGCGGTACCTCATTCAACATCACTAACTATGACTTGAAGTCAATTCGAGATATGGGTAACTCAATCCTATCTGGAAACGGCAATGCAACATCGCCTTGCTATCCAAACGGACCTGACGTTCTTGTTATTACTGCAACAAACCTTGCAACTACAGGTAGCGGATTACTTGCTGCTCGTGTTTCATGGACCGAAGCCCAGGCATAGTGTATTATAAGGAATATCCTTGTGAAAACTAATGCTAAAATTTACAATCAAGGAATGGAGAAATAATGCCTGATTATTCCAGCCTGTCAACGCAAATTGATGCGGTAAAGGCAGAAATCACAGCAAGCCTAGCGGCAAGCACATATACCGCTCAGGAACTTGTTTTCGTTGCTAAGGCGCTCGAAACGCTTGGCAGTCTATTAGGAGTCAGTGACATTGTTTCTGTTACAGCAGCAAAAGTTACTGAAGTCAACACAGCGGGAACCACACAGGTTGCTGCGGTAAACAGCGCTGGTACGACCCAAGTAGCGGCCGTGAACACAGCAGGAAACACAAAAATCACAGCAATCAACTCATTGGCAAATGATTTGTCAATACTTAACTACATGGGAGTACTCGCATAATGCCAACCACAGCAAAGAAACTGTTCGCCGGTGTGGCCACTACTTCTGGAGTAACCGCTTATAACTCGGTTCCAGCAGGTGGAAACACTATTGTTACCAACATTGTCGCTGCGAACAAGACATCATCAACAGTAACACTTACAATCCAGATTGGTACTGGAGGATATAACTCAGGTACCGCATACAACTTCTGTAACGGACTTCAGGTTCCTGCAAACGGAACTGTAAATTTTGACATTCGCCAGGTTATGAACCCGAACGATGTTATTTATGCTGCTGCGTCATCAAACAGCGCAGTTGACTTACTGATTTCTGGCGTAGAAATCACAGCGTAGTTTTAGCAAAAAGAAACGAGAGGCTAAAGAACAATGGCTATTTCAGGTAGCAAAGATTTAATTGTATTTCCTAACGACAACTCTGGACGCTTCTCGATTAAAGAAGTTGCGTTCACAGCAAACGGCACATGGACTGCACCTACTGGTGTAACTGCTGTCGAAGTTGTTGCTGTAGGTGGCGGTGGAGGCGGCGGAGGCGGCGCAGACACAGTTGCTGGTGGCGGTGGCGGTGGTGGACAAGTAGTCCAGACCCGTGTCAACGTAACACCAGGAACAACTTACAACGTTGCAATCGGAGCAGGTGGTCGTGGTGGACAAGGTTCACAGACTGGTGCTTCTGATGTTATTAACACTACTCCAGGTGGAAATGGTGGAACAACAACACTTGGTGGATTAGCACCAGCAAACCTTTTGATGAACCCAAGTTACGCTAAGGGCGTCTCACTTTGGGAAGCAAATAACATTCAGCAGGTTCAGAAGAGCGCTACTGGTACATCAGGTCTTAATACAATTATTATTGCACCAGACAATGCAAACATTATTATTGGTATGCTTGTTACAGGTACTGGTATTGGTTCTAACGCAATTGTTTCTTCTATTACTGGAACAACAATTACTTTGAACGTAAACAACTCTGGAACAGTTTCAGGTGTTGTTACTTTTACTCTTCAGCCTTGTACTATCACATCAACAAGCATTATTTACAACGACAACATTTCAAATGCTGTCTCACTTGGTACAAACCAGTCAAACAACCTTATTCAGGCTCAGTATGCTCAGATGGAAGACCTAACACTTTCTGGTGCTTCATACTTTGTACTTGACAGCCTTGGTGGAGTTACAGCAGCAGTGCTTTCTAACCCATACACCAAGTTGGCTGAAATGGTTTCCCCATCAGTTATTGGTGTATCTTCAGGCGCTAACTCACTTCAGTGCGTAAACTCAACTGGTGGTGCTCGTCTTGTAGGTCTATCAACATCTGCTGCTGGCGCACTTTCTGGTGGTACAACAGGATTTACTTACAACCCAGGTGCAACTTATACAGTTTCTGCATACGTTTACCACACTAACCCAACAGCACAGAACCTTGTTGTTCAGTTGCGTATCGGTGATGGTACTAACTTCCCAACAAACAACCAGGGAACTGCAAACGGAACAGGTACTCTCTACTCAGCAGTAACACCTTCAAACGGTGGTTACTCAGTATCTCAGGTAACTGTCAGCACACCACTTTCTGGTTACGGCGGACTTGTATCTAAGACTGTTACAGGAACTTCAGGTCAGACATTTATTACAGTAACAGATAACTCAGGTATCTTTGCTGGTCAGACTGTTTCAGGTACAGGTATTGCTACCAACGCAAAGGTAACAAGCATCTCTGGAACAACAATCAACCTTGACCTTGCTAATACAAACGCAGTATCAGGTACAGCAACATTCACCCACACAGGTATTGTTTCTGGAGCATGGCGCCGCATCTCTGCAACATTTACTGGTCTTCCAGCATATGCAGCAGGTCTCACAGCCAAGTGGGCATATATCGGCTTCCTAGTACCAGCAAACACAACAATGTTGTTTGACAATATTCAAGTTGAAGAGAACTCAACAGCAACCGCATATAAGCCACCTACATATAACTATGCAGTTGGTCTTAAGATGATTTCTACTGTTGCTAACTCAACAAACATGGAAGTTTCACACGAATTTGTGAAGGTAATTCCTAGCACACAGTACACAGGTTCTGTCTACGCTTGGGCGTGGAAGGAATACCGTACAGCAAATGCTTACCTTGAATTCTACGATGTTGACTACAATATCATCAGCACACGTTCTGCTGGCGCTACAACATTTATTCCTGTATCAGGAACAAAGATGTCAGGAACAGGTAACCTACAGGCATACTCTGGAAAGCGTATGACTGTTACTGCTACTGCTCCAGGTAACGCAGCATATGTACGCTTCGGTGTCTCATTTGCTAACGCAGCAAACAACTCAACAGGTGGTGCTGAACCAGAGTTCTACCTAGCATTTGCTCAGTTAGAGACTGGTGCTGCTGCAACCTTCTACAAAGATGGAAACACAACTGGCTACACATGGGCTGGTGAAGCACACTATTCAACAACAATTACTGCACCACTTCTTGCTGCTAAGGGCGGCGGAGGCGGCGGTACTTACAACACTAACGTTCGTTTCTGGCAGTTTGGTCTTCCTGGCGCAAATGCTGGTGGACACTCACTAACCAACTCAGCAACACTTCCTACTTATGCAGGTGGTGGAGCAGGAGCAGGTTCTGCTGGCGGAAGCGCAATGGTTTACACACCAATTATTTCTTCTGGAAACATCGCTGGTGGTTACAACTCAACAGGCTCAACATCACTACAGAATGTTCAGCAGCAAGGAAACCAAGGTGGATACGCTGCTTGGACATCTAACGCATCTGTACCAGTTTATGGTGGAGATGGTGGTCTTGGAGTTCCAGTTGATGGAACATCAACACTAGGTGTTGTAATGCTCGGCGGCGGAGGCGGCGGAGGTGGATGGAACACATTCGCACAGAGTGGTTTCAACAACCCAGGTCGTGGTTCAGCAGGTGGCGGTAAGGGTGGACACACCTACATTGCATACCTCACTGGTCAGGGTGGCGGTCTTATCACAGACGTTTACTCTCGTGGTCTTGATGCTGCTCCTAATACAGGTTCTGGTGGTGGTGGTGCAGGTTCAAACGGTTCTAACTCACCTTTGACACTTGCTACACACTCAGCATCTCAGTTCATTACCTTTGAAGGTAACTCACAGAACGATATGTTCCGCTGGACACCTGTTTACAACTGTACAACACTTGTAACTTCTTCTGCGGCAGCATTTGGAACCTACGGTCTTCGTGTTACAGCACAGGATGCAGGAAATATGAAGGTAATCTCTTCATGGACTGACTTCCCAATCTTGCCTCGCACACAGTTGTTCTTCTCTGGTTTTGCATTCCGTTTGAACGCAGCAGCGTCAAACCCAGGAACACCAAACCTTGGAACAAAGGTTGCTCGTCCAACAATTATTTGGTTGGATATCAACAAGAACGTTATTCGTGAAGACCGTCCATCAACAAGCGCAACTCTTGTTGCTAACACATTCACAAACGCAGTAGCAAACGCTATGCAGACTTGGCAGCCACTACTTGCTCCAGCAAATGCGGCATATTTCCAGGTTGCAGTTGAATACCTATTCATGTCTGCTGGTGACTTTGTTGATACTGACTTCAACACACTTCAGTACTATCCATACACAAGTATGGGCGGAAACGGTGCTGATGGCGCTATGATTATTCGCTATACAGAGAAGTTCACAGCGTAAGGAAGGACTGAAAAATAATGAAGCAATATGCTCTTATCGGTGGTCGCAGAGTTATTAATATTGTTGCTGCGGAGGACGAATCTACGATTGGTCCTCTCGCAACAATGTATGACGTCTTAGACATCACTGACCTATCACCTGCACCTGCAATCGGCTGGGAGCGTCGTCTAGATGGTACTTGGATGCCTCCTCTACCTGTCCATATGCAAGACGCATGGGGGAATACAGAAGTAGTTGAAGAAGTCACAGAACCTGCTCCTTCTACCAAGAAGAAGACAAAATCATCATCTGATGAAGAACCAGTAACGGAGTAAAAATGCCAATTACAATGTCACCACAGGTGCTAACCGCATCTAACGATGCCTACATCACTCAAGGTGTCACTGCTCGTCTTGTATCTCGCAGTGGCGCTGGTGCTTCTGGTTCACAGACTATTAGCATCATTGATGCCCCAGTTACTTTGCTTGCAGATTTGACTGCAAATACAACAGTAGCATTTACAAACGTACCAAGTGGATACGCCAACACTTGGTGGGTAGAAGTATCAAACCGTGGCTCATATACAGTGTCATTTACTGGAGTTACTTGGGACGGTGGTAGCACCCCAACCCTACAAACAACAGGTAAGACTGTACTTGAGTTTTATAGCCGCGACGGTGGTTCATCAATCTACGGTCGTGCTCGTTTCCTAAGTATTGCCTAAAACTTAATAAGCAATACCCCCTCTTCGGAGGGGGTTTTTGCATTTCTAGGGTAGACTATTTTTATGAGCAAAGTAAAAGTGGCAGTTTACGCAATCGCACTCAACGAAGAAAAGTTTGTTGAGACTTGGTACAACTCTGTAAAAGATGAAGCAGACTATATTCTTATTGCTGATACAGGGTCTACAGATAGAACGGTAGAAATAGCAGAAAGTCTTGGCATCAATGTTGTGCATATCAAAGTAAAACCTTGGCGCTTTGATGTTGGAAGAAACGCTTCTCTTGCAGCACTACCGCTAGATGTTGACTACTGTATACCTCTAGACCTTGACGAGATTATGCTTCCAGGGTGGAAGGCTGAGATGCAGAAGGCTCTTGATGCAGGGGCCACACGCCCACGATATAAATATATCTGGAACTGGAATGAAGATGGGACTCCTGGGGTTACTTTTGAGGGAGATAAAATCCACGCAAGAGTTGGCTACTTGTGGAAAAACCCTGTGCATGAATGTTTATGCCCAGACCGCATACCAGAAATTCAATATCACTCAGAAGCGGTGATGGAGCATCACGCAGATAATACAAAGTCTCGTGGTCAATATCTTCCTCTCCTCAAACAATCTGTTATGGAAGACCCATACAATGATAGAAATGCTTTTTACTATGGAAGAGAACTTTTCTTCTACACAAAGTATGAAGAGGCTAAGGCAGAACTTATTAGATACCTATCTCTCCCTACTGCTACTTGGGCACCAGAGCGAGCAGCAGCAATGATTCTTATCGGACAAATAGATAGAGATAATGCTGAAGAGTGGTTTACAAAAGCCATTAAGGAGGCTCCAGGAAGACGAGAAGCATTAGTACATCTTGCTAAGTACTATTACTCGGTAGAAAATTGGCAGGGTTGCTATGAGCAATCAACAGCCGCATTAGCAATTGTTGATATGCCTCTTGAGTATCTTTGTGAGCCAGAAGCGTGGGGATACCTACCACACGACTTAGCGGCTATTGCATCATTCCGTTTAGGTCTCTATGCTGAATCTCTCAAGTTTGGAGAAGAGGCAGTTCAGAAGGCTCTCCCAGATGAGAAAAAGAGAGTTGAAGAAAATTTAGATTTTTATAAGAAAATGGTGGAAACTCTTGGAGAATAAATACCCTAACTGGTTTGAGATGTCTCACGCCTTTCGTTTCTTTGAAAATCATCTATCAGAGTACAAAAATAAAAAGATAGACTGTCTGCAAATTGGTGCCTATACAGGAGATGCTACTGAATGGCTCTTTAACTGGGTACTAACTCACCCAGAGGCAACCCTTACCGATGTTGATACTTGGGAGGGTTCAGACGAAGAAGTTCATAAAGAAATGGATTGGTCTGAGGTAGAGCAGATTTATACCGAGCGCCATAAATCTAAGATTGAGTCTAATAATCTTATTAAAGTAAAATCAACTAGCGATAACTTTTTTAGTTCAAACACAAAGCAATATGATTTTATTTATGTAGATGGAAATCATATGGCATCTGCTGTTCTTAAAGACGGAATAAATTCTTACGAGTGCCTCAAGCAGGGCGGGATTTTAGCCTTTGATGACTATATGTGGTCGCAATACAAGGGTCCAGCATTTGACCCTAAGCCAGCGATTGACTCTATTCTGCTCTGCTACGACGGTTCTTTTGAGGTTCTTGAGATAGGATTACAAGTTTGGCTTAGGAAGATTCTTTAGTTTCTTTGCCTTCTTAGCGTTTAGTTTTTCTTTTTCCTTGAGTTGCTTAGCCAACTTGTCTGCTTTTTCTGTCTTATAGGCTTCAACAGCATTTGCACTTGTTCGGCTACGCCAAGAGAAACCACACTCAGTACAAGTAACAATTTTTGCTGTAGTCCAGCGACCAGTATCAGAAAGTTTTTCTACAGATGTCTCCAACTTACCTGGGCGTGCTACACAGTATGGACAGTTTGGATAACGACGTCTACGAATTTCTTCACCTAGATATGAAACAGATAAAGTTCTACGAATTTCAACTTCATCTTTTCCGCCCCAGATGCCCCAAATTTGTTTGTGCTCAAGTGCCCACTGAAGGCAATCTTTTCTTACAGGGCAGGTAAAACAAAGATTTTTTGCGGAGTATTTTTCATTAAAGTTTTCGGAGAAGAACCAGTCAATTTTGTCCTTGTTTACGGGAGCCGCACATACGGCATTACGCTGCCACTCCAGGCTTTTTGCTGGTTTCCACATATCTAAAATAATACATTAGACTACGTTAAACTGCTGATTAAACACGCCGAGTGATTTAGAATTCCACCCAAGTAACTTCTCTTACATCTTCTACTGTATCACCATACTCAGTTTCACCAAATTCATCACAAGCCCAAAAATCAAGTTCATCAGCCAGGAGACCTGCCCAACCATAAACAACTTTGGCAGTATCTATAGATTTGAAGCCTTCACCAAGAGAAGACTCAATTCCATCTCTTTGAATTGTTGAGGCTAATGCTCGTCTTACTAATTCATTTTCTAAATCAACTCTGTCAAAGGTGTAGTAAACAATTGTGTATTCGTGATTTGAACGATACCCAGAGCCGCTCCACTCACACCACAGGGACTCCCCTGGTCTTGCGTCTTTTGTCATAGCACTCCGAACTTAGTCTTCGTCTATGCTACCAAACTCTACTTCAAATTCCTTGAAAGACTCGTCGCCAATAAAATAAACTTTTGTGGGGTCCTTCATCTCATAAATACCAGCAATAGTAATTGCACCGCACATACAACAAACCTCTACATCGCCTATACAGGCAACTTCAGGAGTATCTACACCTACAAGACGCATAACGATATTTCCCTCTTCGTTGATGCTCTGAGGCTCCCATTTAGAGTGTTCCTGAAGCCAGCAGGACTCACACACAGCCATCGGGCTGAGGAGTGGTTCGGCTGCCATACTAACTCTTCCTTTGTTAGGTTTATCAGAGTTAATTCTAGTCTTCTTTGGCATCCTAGAGACCTAACTTGCCTTCAAAACTATCTTCTTGCGCTTTCTTATCTCTCTTCTTTCACTAGGGGTGAGCCCACCCCATATTCCATAATTCTCATTTTCTATTGCCCAACTAGCGCAGTCGGCAATATGGTCACAAGATTTACAGATGCGAAGAGCATCTCTATTCTCTTGAGTAAAACTACTTCTTCCACTTTCATTTTCTTCTAGAAAAAATGGTTCGCTTCCAATTTCCCTACATAGCGGTGCGTCAAACTCCCAGGGCTTAGCCAAAAGAGAGATTCCTTTCTTCTTATTGGTTTTTATTTTTTATCTTGCAAGTACCCTACTTCATATCCGCACCCAGCGTAACCTGCAATATCAACCCAAGTATCAGGTTGGAATCCTGACTTAGAAGCATATCTTGCTACCTTGAGACCAACCATCATCATTGCAACATCTTCATTGCTAATCTCAATACCAAGAATTACTGACCAAATCTTTGCTGTACGTTCAAAGTTATCTTCTGGAGAACCATATTGTTTGTTTCTATCTCCTGAAATAATCTTTGCTGCTTCACGAAGCGCTTCCACACGGGGAGGAGTTTGTGGATTTACATCACTGTTATCGGTTGTCATTTTTTATCCTCGCAATCACCTGAGCAGTATATTGACTATTGTCGTATTCGACAATAATTTCACAGTTGGTGTGTCGAAGAACTGTATCCTCTTCCGAGCCAACATAGTTATGAATTTCTTTTTCTACCTTTGATGCTATTTCGGCGTGGTTCTTACCTGAGACAAAAAATTTATAAGTTGTAGATATCATTAGTAAACCAACTTTTCAAGATTTTCTGCTTTGAAGTGGATACCGTCTAGCACAGGGGACTTGCCATCATTGCTCTTAATGATAATGTCACCTGAGCGAAGCCCAACTATCTTGCCTTGACGCCCATTAAGAGCCTCTCCTTTTTCACCATCAAAAGCATCAAAACGAATACGAATCTGGTCAGCAACTTTTACAAAGCCAGCCTGAACTGGAACCCAAGTATCTTCTTTATTGTCTTTTACTAAAGCGTGTCCCAAAGAGAGTTTTGAGAAGATATCAACAATCTCTTTAGTGTTTTGGTCTGTAGTATCTTTTATTTGAGACCAAGCATCAAGTAGTTTTAGTACAGAATCACCAACAACTTTTTTAGTTTTGTTCTCTGTCAACTGCTCTTTTGCCCAGTCAGTATTTACTTTAGGCATAGCATCTCCTTATTTCTTTGCGTAGTCTTTTTTATCTATAGCATTTGCTATGGATACACACACGTCTTCCCAGGCAGGAAGAGCGTTTTTGTAAGAAATGAGTTGTTGCTCAGCAACTGCTGAGCGCTCCAACGAAGACATTTCTTCTATGTTTGTTGCAATATATGTCCACTCTGGGCCAAGAAACTCTGTGTTTCTCCACTCAGTAACAACAGGAACACCTACATACAACGCCTGAGATATAGACGGAAGCCACCAAGACTTGTCATCTTTATATACAGAAACTATTGCCCCGATGGACTTACTAAGTCTGTCAAGTATTTCTAATTGACTTGCCCAGTTATGTGGCCGAAGAGGTAAATGCTCCCTAGTGAGCAACTCGATGGTCTTTTGAGACCAAGGCGTACTTGAGTTATCTACAACCCAGAATCCTTCATCTACAAGGTCTATTCCCATCTTTGTAGCGCTTAGGGGGAGCGAATCTGGGATAACCATATGAATATCTGAGGTATCTACGTTTGGTATGTAGTTTTGAAATACGCTCTTATCTGTCCACGGATAGCCAGGGATAAAGGTCTTTGGCCATTGATTTATAAAAAGTTTTTCAATTCCACTAATAACATTATTAAAAATATCAATGTTTTTAACTTTGTCATACTCACGACGGCTTGAGTAGAAAGGTTTAATAAAACTCTTTGGGTTGTTGTAGATAGCACGAATACCAGACCAAACTTTTGCTGGCTCAGGGCTATCAACAAATAGCACTAAATTATCTAAGTCATAGCAAGTATTAATTACGGAGAAAGCACCGTAGGCTCTATGAGAAGCAGTGCTGATTGGAGAAGATACTCCAACAAAAACATAATCAAACTGAGATAAAAATTCTTTTGTCATATTGACTGATGGGTCTTCCCACACAATCTCATACCCAAGATTTTTGAAAGCAACGCTAAGGAAACCAGCAAACGCTGGGCTTCTATCGTTAGCAGATACAGCCGACTGAGGTGCTGTACACCCTGTAATAAAAATTTTCATATCTAAACTTCCCCCCGCATTGTGCTAGAAAACCACCCAACGAAAACCGTTGGGTGGCATCTAGCAAACAACATTTTTTAGAACGGTGCTGCTGGTGCTGCGCTTGGTGCTGGAGCAGGTGCTGGTGCAGCAGCAACTGGTGCTGGTGCTGGAGCAGGTGCTGGAGCAGGTGCAGCAGCCTGTGGTGCTGATGCAGTTGGTGTTGCTGTTGCGCTTGGGTAATAGTTCTTAATTTCGTTCTTCTTCGAACCATTCCAAGTACGAGAACCAACTTGTCCACGGAACTTGCGACCCTTAAGAGTCTGCTCAATCTGTGCATTTGTTGGGCTTGTAGCAAACCACTCACGAGGAATACCGAGTGCTGCCATCTTCTTGAAGAAGATACCAAGTGCTGTTGCGTTGTCAGGAGTTACTACAAGGTTGTCCCACACAAGACGCTTATTGTGTGCTCCACCTTCTACCTGTGCCTTGACGGAAAACATAGTCTTTCCGCTCTGTGTGACCTTTGCTGTTGCCTCTAAGACAACAAGTTCATAGTCACCGTCTGGAAGCGGGTCGTAACTTCCTGCTTCGCCTGCTTCTTTGATTAAGTCGCCCCAGTTGAGTGTACTCACTTGGCTGTACCTTCTTTCTGTGTTGTTGTGTTGTTTGTTGTTTGCTTAGGACCAAAAATGGTGTCAAGCATAACTTCGATTGATAGTTTGTCTTGTTCCACAATGGAACCAAGACGTCCCTGAACACGCTCTCCAGCCTCGTACTCTGCTGTACGTTCAACATACATACGTCGTACTTTGTATGGAGGTTGCAGTGGGTCAGGATTAGCAATTTGTTCTACGGTGATTGCACCGAGAATGTCGTAGAAATATGGAGCCTGAATTGCAAGTTGTCCTTGCAAATAAGGGCGGTGACGTCCATCTTGACTTGTTCGTGACATTGCTGTCAGAACAACTGCCTCAAGTGGATTAGTAGCGTGCATTGTGAGGTCACGAAGGTCACGAAGTAGACCACCCATGTGACGAAGAAGTTCGCCCCACTGCTGCATCTTCATTTGCTCTGTACCAGCAATGCTGTCCATACATTTAACTTGTAGTTCTGAGATTGAGTCAATAATCAAACTCTTGAACTGATGGCGTCCTAGTTGTAGCCATTGATATGTTTTGATAACTGTGTCGTAGTCACGAACTGTGACAACACAGGTATCCCATGTTCCATCTGCTACAGGTGGTTCCTCTCGCAGTGGGTCCCAGTACTTGACGACAATAGGAAGGAATCGGTGTCCACCCTCGACGTCAAGCATTAGGCGTGGATATGGTGCGGTTACAGCAAAAGTTGATTTACCAACCTTTGATTCTCCGTAAACCATAACTGTAAGAGAACGTTGGATTTCACTCATACGTCACTCGCTTCCTTTTGCTTCGTTTGTTCCGTAATATGCATAAGGGTCTGCTTCCTCATACATTTCGCTGATTGCTTGCTCTGCGGCGCTTCCGTCATCGAGCAGTGGGCATACAGCGAAAAATTGGCACTTCCATTTGCAGTCTCTACTTGGCTTTGGGTAGGCAAGGAATTGATGCTTTTCTCCAGCATCTAACCCTGTGCGAACACGCATCATATCTGCAACTACTCCGTGAATCCTGTCCCAGAAAGAACGAAGTGCAAATACATTATGTCTAATTTCAATTTGGTCGTAGAACGGTGGCTTTGCAGCAGCAGTGCGACGCACCTTCTTTAGCATTGTGAAGATACCGCCATCAGAGCGTTCGCTCTCATCGCGCTTTTGAGACTCTAACAACATATATGTAAGAACTTGCTCGTTCATATGCGCCATATTTGCAAACTCTGCTAAAGAGCCACCGACAGTTTTGAAGTCACGGAAAAGACGAACTCCATCTGCTTTACGGCGTACACGCATATCAAGTTTTCCTTGAAGTTCTACATCTCCACCAAACATTGGCATTGAGATTTGTTCTTCAGTAGAAATCATTTCTAGTTCTGCGTCAATACCGTTTTCTTCAACCCATTGTTCGTATCCCTCAAGCATTATTCGCCCAAGTTCTGCTTCTGTCTCTAACTCGGATACATCTCTAAAGTCTGCAAGAAGAAGTTGTTTCTCTGTCTCAACAAGCGTTGCGTGTGCATCTAGAAGAGGAATGCCCTTTGCATAGTGGTCATCTAGGGCTTGGTGAATACGGCTACCAAGAGCAAGCGCACCTGTAGCAGTCTTTGTTTTTGGTTGTAGACGGCGATAATAAGTCAGCCACCAACGGCGACGACAATCTTTGAATGTCTGAATTTCAGAGTTGGATATTCTTACGATTTCACTCATAGTTTCCCCGCTTTGTCGTCTGAGAGCAACTTCAGTAGTTGTTCTTTATCACGAACAATTTCTTCAAAGTTATCTGATTTAGTTTCTAAAACTTGGATAACTCTTTCTTCAATTGTTCCTTCTGTAACATAATCTGTAATCACGATAGAGTCGTGAATTTCGCTACCAATGCGGTGAACTCGGTCCAAGACTTGTCGGTGGTCAACTAATGACCACGGCCTCTGAAGCATAACTAGGCGTCTTGCCTTAGTCAAGGTAATTCCTACACCACCTGCCTGAGCCGTAAAAAGAATCCATTTGATAGTTCCTGCTTGAAAATCATCAATTGCTTTCTGACGCTCATCTTCATCTTGGTCGCCAGTGATTAGCCCGTGAGGTATTTTCTTCTTGGTCATCTCTGCGCTGAGCAGATTGATAAGTTGTTTGGAGACAGCCGAGACAGCAACAGAGTCATCACCAAAGTCACCATTCTCAATATCCTCCATCAAAGCATCAACTTTGCAAGAAGGTCCAGATAGAATAGTTCGCATCTCACCTGTAAGTTCATCAACTTCTAAAGTTGCATAGGCATTTGCAAATTGGATAAGACGGATAGTCTGAGTCAAGACGCTAGATGCGGTAAGTATGTCTCCACCTTCTAGTTCTGTAATCATCAAATCACGCATCTGGTCGTAAGCCTTCTTCTGCTTTGTTGACATCTCAACATCACGACGCTCATTCATTACTGGAGGTAGCCAAGGAAGTACAACCTTCTTGAGCATACGGCGCATTGATGGGTTTACAGTTTTGTAGAACTCGTCCTGCATCTGAGGTTTGATACCAAGAACCATCATTCCACCAAAAGCGTTGAGCATTGTGTCAACCATTCGCTCAATCCACTTAGTTTTTGCTGGCCAATCTTTAGGAGAAATCCAATGCAGGATTGACCACAGGTCAAGAACATTGTTTGCAATAGGTGTTCCAGTAAGAGCAAAACGAATATCAGCATCACCAGTAGCAGACATAAGAGCACGGCTCTGCTTACTCTTAGGGTCTTTAGAGCGGTGAATTTCATCAGCAATTACAGCCTTGAAATCAATATGGTTGAGTTCACGAAGATGTACTTCGCAACGGTTCTCTGTAATTTTTTCATCTTGTCCACCGCAAGCACGGCATCGTGTCAGTGCGACAGAGCCATATGGCGACAAACGCGAGTGAGAGCGTAGTGATTCCCAGTTGATAATAAATACTTGTGCTGGCTCTTCAAACTGAGCCTTGCGTTGTGCAGCAGAACCTTTGATTACCTGTGTCTGTACGGCTCCTGGCCACCACTTCTGGAACTCTCTTGCCCAGTTTTTCTTGAGGGTATTAGGGCAAACAATCAATACAGGGAATACATCTTCGCCCTTATCGTGAAGAGCCTTGATGGCACGGATTGCCTGAGCAGTTTTACCAAGTCCTGGCTCATCAGCAAGCAAAGCACGGCGTGCTGTTGCTAGGAAAGCAACTCCAGCCCTCTGATGCGGGAACAAATCCTCATCGCCATCTAGGGTCTCCAACTCTCGTAGAGCAAGAGATGGATTGATTTTTGTTTCTACATGGTTGGCTGCCCAAGCAGTCAATTCTGGTCCAATTTGTAGTTCGTCTTTGAATGTTGAGCGCAATGCAAGACAGGTTGTCCAACTCAATGGCACACGCCAAATAGCCTCAGAAACGCTCCAGGAAGCCCCTGGGAGGCTCTTACAGAGTTCTTTGTAGCGCCACTCAGCAGTTATGACTATATGCTGTTTAGCCTCGTCCAAATCAACAAATACGGACACCTAATCTCCTTCGTCATTATATACTTACTATCGTAAAAATAATAGTTTTTTATTTTTTGGTGATAGTAAGTTTAGTCTAGCAGAACTTTTGGCTTCCAACCACCTTTTGTTAGTTTTAATAGAGCGTGTCGGATGGCGTCGTTTGCGTGACCCTCTCCGCCCTTATGCCAAGTCCCGATTTTCTTCAGAGCCTCGTTGGGAAACAAATTTTTTGCGTCTACTGGGGCTTGAAAAAATATATTGTCAGGGGTATATTCAAAAGTCCTACATAGGTGCTTTAGAACCCCAATCTGCTCAAGGCTATATGGCGCTTGAGAGTTCTTCACAGTCTGAGCAGTAATAACAAATCGCTCACAGACAACTGCAAAGTATGGCTTCTTTTCCCACTCTTTTAAGTAGTTAGAAATATATGTAGCAAATTCATCTGCCTGAGCCTCAACAGAAAACTCAACAACAGGCAGGTCAGTATCGTTTCCAGACCAATAAAGCAAAGCAATTCCAGTTGCCTTACCTGGGTCAACAGAGAGAATGTATCTTTCAGTCATCAGTACTTATCCCCCCAAGTCTCTAGTGGACCATCAACATCTGCTGTCAACGGAACATCCCAGCCTTCAGTAGTTGTCATACATTGACGAACTATCTGCTTTATCTCTTCTGCTTGGTCACGAGGTGCTTCCAAAACAATTTCATCGTGTACAGGAACAATGAGGTGTTCGGTCAAATCCGCTTGGTCAAGTTTTACAAGGTTACTCTTAAAGACCTCGGCAGCGCCACCTTGAATTAGATAGTTGATGAGCGTGTAGACACGATTTTCATCGCAAGGAATTTTTCTTCCAGTCCAAGTGTAAATGTAGCCCTGACCCTCATCGCGTTCACGACGAGCACCAATATTTTCAATTTCTTTTTGGAACTTAATCATTCCTGGATAGCGTGTATCAAATGCATCTGAGACAGCCTTCATCTGAGACTCTTCTACACCTGCTGTAAGCGCTTGCTTAGCAACACCTGCACCATAGAGTCGTCCGTAGACCATTCCCTTGATAAGAGTTCTGCGCTTATCAGATTTTTGCATATCAGGCTCTTGATAAACCTCACGACCAATTTCGGTAAATGGGTCAGAGCCAGTCGCATCAGCACGATTGAATAGTGTGATGAGGTTCGGGTCTTTTGATAGAGAAGCAAACATACGAAACTCAACTTGGTCTAGGTCCGAAGTAATAATTACATTTTCTTTATCTCTAGGAATAAATGCACGGCGTACAGTGTCATCTCCCTTTGGAAGAGTCTGTAGCGCTGGGTCAGTGATGGACATACGAGATGTGCGAGCACCAAGAGTCTTTACAGATGGGTGAAGAATTCCGTGAACATTTTTATCTAAGAAGTTTAGGAAGTATGTGTTGGCTAACTTATCTGCCTTACGCTGCTTCAACACAGTTTCAGCAAGATTCTTTACTTCATCTGAGCCGTGAATCGTAAGAAGTTTTAGTTGGTCTTTGCTTGCAGACTTTTGTCCAGAAGGCGTTGTCTCAGTGATTTCTGCACCAAGTTTTTCAAAGAGGCGCACAAGTTGAATATTGCTGGTAATACTTGTACCTGAGTAGGTCTTAGCAGCCCATTCTTTTACTTGCTCTGTATAGGCAAGTAGTTCTTCATATTTTCTCTTTGAGTAATCAAGGTCAACGCGAGCGCCATTAATTTCCATACGAGTAACAATTTTTCTAGCAGCCATCTCTAGTTCATAGGCTTTGTGATATGGCTGTCCTGGTCCGCACTTCTCATAAAACTTTTCCCACAAACGCATTGTGAGGATTGTGTCTAGCGCACCATAAGACCAGTACGGCTCAAAGTTTGTAGGAACAGTTCCCCAAGTCCAACCATTTTTTATTAAGTCGGTATCTAATTTGTCTTGTAGATATGCTGCTTGACCATCAATCAAACGAGCAGATAGAGGTTTTAGACCGCCAGGACCTAGAGGGTCAATTAGGTGAGCCATAATCATTGTGTCGTGTGCACGTTGCCAAGGAATATCCCAGCGGGATTTCACAGCAAACCATCGTGCTTCAAATGCAATGTTGTGACAAACAAGTGGACCATCAAACTTATCCATTGCTTCGTAAAAAACGCCAGACCATTCTTCCCAAGGAATAGACCAACCGTGCATACCATCACCAACTTGAACAAGACGAAGGTCGCCGTGCCAAGGAGATAGTGCGTGGTCACGAGGCATACCAGGACGCTCGCCAGTTTCCGTATCAACTGCTATTGCATTATGAGGACGTCTTTCACCTAACCAAGAAATAAATTGGTTGGCTTTTTCAACTGAATCAACAAGAGTTACTTGTATTCCGTTCAGTCCTTCTGTCATTAGTCGTTTTCTCTTCTCTTGTCGTTACGGAATCATTTCAACTCTATAAATAGAGTCTATCCTTTCATCGTTGTCAGCGGCACGTTCTAGCAAACGCTGAGCAACATTAGTTAGGTATCTTGCTCCATTAGGGTCATATTTGTAAAGAGCATCTAGTACAGGTCTTGGGTCTTCACTTACCTGAGCCCAGTTACGGTATTTTTCTGGAAAGATAACAGGTAGTGTTCTCACAGGGTTACATTCTTCACAAGGAAGAGCATCTTTAGCAAGTTCAGAAGGGTCTTCCTCAGTGAGGTTATAGCGCTTCACAAGAGGACAAGCAGCACCGTGATAGACAAGAGAAACACCAATTCTTGAAAGAATATAGGAGCCATTCTCTGTGCGATATAGGGCAAACTCAATCCAACGAATAGAGCCTCTACGCCAAGATGAAGATTCTGCTAGTAAGCGTCCGTTAAATTGCAGAGTACGAGAGCCGTCTTTTACTTCAAACATCCTCTCCCTCTCTGTAAATTTTCTTAGGGTCGTTTGCTATACGCATTCCCTCTAACTCGTTAGAGACAACCTCAAGAGTTTTTTGTAGTTCTGTGTACTCAGCACGAATCATTGCAATATCTGTTTCATAGTTAGATACTAAAGTACCAATACGTTGTTTTAGTGCAGCAATGATTAGGTCTTTTTTGTCATTTTCTTGTGTCATTGAGGTCTATACCTTATGCCACAGGAGTAATAAGAGTCTTCAATTCAGCAATCTTTGCCTTTGCTTCGGTAATCTCATCTTGCATTCCAGCAATTGCCTCAGCCTTGTCAGGAGCAGAACCTGCTTCTGCTGCCATAATTGAAATCTCTACATTGAACATATTGTATTCAATGTTGCGAATATGATTGATAATGATATTGTTTTTATCTTTAACATCAAGGTATTCGTATGTCTCTGCCATTTTGTCTCCTTAGTAGGGGTATCTATGATAGCACTTTGCTATTCATAGGTTTAGGGTTTGTACCCTAAATTCTCTAGTAGTTGCTCGACTACAGATATTTCATTTTGATACTGTTCTATGTAAGACTCTTTAGAGCCTTTACCAACTAATACAGACTCATCTGCGTCAATCATATGTTGCAAAGTAAGTCTTAGATTAGATAATTTTTCAACTAAAAATGTTAATTTTTCTTCTTCAGTAAGCATACTCATATCCTATGACCAAGCCGAATACGGGGAGTATGCTGATGGTCCAGCAGAGTTTCTTGCGCTAACTCTTGCTCTTGCCCAAATTTTTCCAGATACAGCAGGGATTTGATAACCAGTTGAGGCCCCCACATCTGTTGTAGTAGTTCCTGTTGGGCTTGTTCCTGACTGTGAAGAAGCACGCTGCCATTGAATTGTGTAGCCTGTTGCACCATTCACTGCCACCCAAGAAGCAAAACCTGAAGGGCTAACACTAGGTTGTCCAGGTACTGAAGGTATAGTGACAATTGCTGGAAGAGTAATAGAGGCCGTACCAGAATTTACCTGTGCCCACTCCCCACTAGGAGATGTTAAGTATGAATAAACAGTAATTGTTGTTCCAGCATCTCCAGAGTCAAAACTATATGTTGATGAGTTTGGGTGGTAACCAGGATAGCCAGGAGCATTCCAATACCAGTTCTGAGTTCCAGCAGGTGTACCAAAACTTGAAACAGTTGAATTCATTGTAAGGGTTCCAGAAGTACTTCCACTCTTACTTATGCTGACACCACCACTAAAACTTCCTGGAGCAGAGTTTAGAGATGTACCAGATACACTCTGAGATGTAGCAGAGTCGTACCCAGTCTTACTACTAGTTGCAGTAATTGTTCCAGTTCTACTAGCACCGTTTAGACTTACAGTAACAACTCCAGTTGATGCGTTTAATACAGCAGTAGGGCTATAAATTGCTGGTGTCACATTGAAAGTGATTGTCCAAGAAGAATCAACCCCCGCATTCCAGTTTGAAATAGGAACTGTAAAACCATTTGACACACTGGTAGGAGTACCCCAAGTAACTGCAACACCAGGAGCAGTTGGCGTAAAATCTGTATAGCCATCATCAAGAGAGCCTGCTGTTGTAGAAGGACGACTTACCATTATCGCTGTATTCAAAAGATTCTGGGCTTGATAGTAGCCATTTCCTAGGTATGTAGTTGCAACAGTGCCAAAGTTGATATTTGCATCATTAGACCTATAGTTATCTAGGTCATTTCTTACAAAATAAACATAAGCACTAGCACTTTGCCAAGGGAAATAGACTTGGTAATCAATAAGTTTTGATGATGCTAAATACTGATAGCCCTGGAATCTAATCCAAACTCCATCAGCATTACTATATGTGTAAAGATTTGTTTGAACAATGTCTCTATTTGCAATATTCAAATAATTTCCAGTTGGAGGTATAGTCACTCCAGTTGGAGAAGAACCAGCCCTATAACCAACAAAACCATTTGTAGCAACAGTAAGAGCAGAACCTCTGAAAATAGAAAGACAGGTTACAAAACGCTGTTGTCCTGTAGCCTGTGGAGGGTCAGCAATTGAGATTGGATTTGTTGTTGAGCGTGTTCCGTCAATAATATCTTGTATTCCTAAAGAACTTTTCTTTGCTCTTCCAAATAATGTAACGCTACGAGAGCCAGGTTGAACTGTTGCTGTTTGAAATGAAGTTGCTGATGTTTCAGCAATTGTTGCAGTGCCCGTACCAGTGTCATAACTTCCAAAGAAGAAAGAACCTCCAGCAGAGACGATAGAAGTTACATTTATCTTTTGAGAAAAAGAGTCAGCAAGAGTAAAAGATGGAGGTCCTGGCACTATCTGAGTGGAGGAAGCAAAGGGGGCAACTACAGTAGTTCCTTTATATGTTCCAGTAACTACAACATTAAAATACTCACCCACATCGGAAGTTGTAGGAATAGTAGTTGCAGCAGTAGTTACGTTTATATCAGTTAAAGAACTTGGATAAATTCTTGTTTTTTTCCACTGCTGAGTAAAAGTCCAACCAGACTGTGTAGCAGGTGGAGACCAATCATTATTTTTTGAATAACTAAGAATTTGATTTGGCTCTGCTATACCGTTCACTGTTACTGTTCCAGGGCTTACTACATAGTAGGTTAAATTAGTTTCAAGAGTCTTTTTTCTTACAGATTTAGCATTTATTGTTGTTGAAATAGGAAAGTTAGCAGTCCCCGTGCGTTGTAGCCCAGTTTGAGCATCTTGAGAATAAGCAATTACTGATGAAATAGTGATATCTCTTCCAGTAAAATAAGCAGTAAATGTTGGTGTATCAAAAGGAATATCTATATAGCCAACATCTCCAGCAGTAACAGTTACAACACTTGAAGAGTAGTATGGAGGTCCACTGTAGTATGAATTTATTCCATAAGTAATTTTATAACTTACAGCAGTTGTATTTGCTGGTTTAGTCCAAGAAATTCTTACATAATTTTTTGTTTCATTGTATGCAAAAACATTAAATTTATATAAACCACTCTCGTAAATATTATAATAGTCTGTCTGCGCTGTTCCAACACTATATTCGGAGTTCTCAAGCCCGCTAGGTTTAATAAGTGTTGTTGTATATCTTGATGCCCCAGAAGAAGCGGTCCAAGTCCAGTCGTATGAGTTTGCAACTGTTGCTTTTTCTGTAGGAGAGTTAATTGTAAAATCTCCTGGAATGTAATCAGTTGCAGTCACATTTGCAATAGTGTAAGTAAATGCTTTGGGTGGCTCAATAAGGTACTCATTAGAGTATTCAGAAGTTTTATCTGAACTACCACTTTGCTTTGCAATTACTTTGAATCTATATGTTCCTTCTAGAGTAGGAAGGTAAGTAAAAGATAGCCCCTGAGTATTTCTGACTCTGTACTCTTCAACAGTGTCTCTTTCTAATATAACGTCATAATAAATAATTTGAGTATCAATACCGCCATCTGATGCATCCCAAGAGCCATTAAATCTTCCACCAAAAAAAGTAAGACTTAAATTTTTAGGGGCTTGAAGAACTCCATCACTTACATTTCTTGTAGTAATCACACCAGCACTAGTATTTGTTGGGTTACTTGTGTAAGCAACAGCATCAACACTAATTGGTGCTAATAAATCTTGAAACTTTACAATATAAACATTTGCAACTTTAGGCGCAGATGGGTCAGTATCAAGAGTTCTTGAGTCCTGTGTATAAATTCCAGAGCCAGTTGTCCAGGTGTAAATATAATAATCTGGTCTTGTATCGCCTGAAAGAGTTGTTGTTAGTGTCCAACTAGAAATATGTTGAATAGAGTCATTGATATAGGGATTTTTTTGTAACGGGTCAAACTTACCAGAACCAAGATATCGTGTTCCCTGTACAAAAGGAGTTGTACCAGAACGAACTGATGGCTGTCTTTTAGTAATTCTAATTACTTGACTGTACTGAGTTTCCCCAGAACGAGTAACTCTGAATCTCATCCATAAAATGTATGGAGCAAAATTAAGAACATTTAGGTCAGTAGTATCTGTTGTGTAGTTTGTAGTTAAGTTAGTACTTACAAGAGTTCCAGAGTTATTTGTACCAAATTGGTTATTCCAAAAAACTTCATCTTGATTTGCATCAGAGTTATATTGCCACTGATAAGCATAAGAACCAATAGCAGTGTCACCACGATAGCCTGTCATAGAGACGCCAACATCTCTGACAGTTATAGGCAACCCAGTGAGACTACTTCTAATTTCTGGAAGAAAAGTTCCAGAACTAAACATTAGTTTCCAAGTATTGGTACTGCTGCTCCACACATATCCAGTTGTAAGTTTTTTCCAACTAGAATCACTACTATTCCACTTATACCCAGAAGTAAGTGGTTTCCAAGTATTAGTGCTTGTACTCCATACATATCCAGCCATATTTATACATACCTAAAACAAACTTGACCATCATATGAACCAGGTGTTGTTGGAATACCAGAGCCATACAATAATGGACCATCTGGTCCCTCGGAGAGGCGAAGTCTTCCCTGAAGGTACAAATGCCAAGGTCTACCACCAGTAGTTCCATATCCAGTGTAAATTGTTGTTATGTCGTTATATATGTAGGCTTCAGGACCATACATACCTAGCAAATTATTTTTTGCAGAAAAACGTGAAACAGAGTCTCCATACATATAAACAGAGTCAGCAGCAGCAACAATAGAAGGATATGTTGTTGAACCATTAGACACGACAGCACTTCCTCCATAAATCATAATTCCACCAGGGATTACATAAGGATTTTCAGTATCACCTGACCAAGTACCACCAATACTAGTCACAGTTCCGCTTCTGGCACCAGTATCTCCATAAAAAATAATATCGTCAGTGTCTGTAATAGCAATTCTTCTTCTGCCTTCTTCATCTGTTCTTATAGTTCCACCAGTAATAGTTGGACCTTTAATAGAGATAGTTGCAGTAATATTTCCAGCACCAATTCTGCTTGCAGAAAGTTCACCAACAGTTATATTACCTGCATCTAAGTTTGAAACTGTGATTACTCTTGCATCAATTGTTCCAGCAGTTATCTTATTTGCTGAAATACTTGCTAATGCATTATCACCAAGAGCAACTGGTGACCAAGCAGAACCACTCCAACGATTAATTTGATTATCAGCGCTTGTATTAAACCAAACATCTCCTACAGCGTAGGTTCCTCCTGTAGGTGCACTTGACTGTCTATAAACAGTATTTTTACCATCAGCAGTTCTCTGAGCCGTTGTTGCTGTCTCTTGTGCAGTCCCAGCGTAGTTGTAGGCATCAAATGCGTACCCTGCTGCAACAGGGTCACTTACTGAAATATACGATGTATATTGTTCAGAGTACACCTGAGTTTGACCAGTCTCTGGGTTAGCAATTACAAGACCATCTTTTGGATTTTGTATGCTTGCAGTTATATTAGGGTCAGTACTAGCAATTGTTGTACCAAAGGTAACTTGGTCAGGTGTTACTGAGTTTGGAGCAATAGCAGCACCAGTAACAACTTTAGAGCCTAACTTGCTGCGGACAGGGCGACGCTCAAGGTAGCGAAGGCGTCTCTGCACCTCTGCAAGGTTATTACCTAAGTTTTTATTAGCACTTCTGCGTCTACTTGGCATTGTCTATCCTCACTGCGTAATCTTTAGAGTAGAGATACGACGGTCTTCTTTCCACTCACTGATTAATTCTAAATCAACTTTTTCAGGAAAACTTGGAGTATCAGGTACAGAAACTTTATATCCAATAATCTTACGGACAATAACATCTCCACGAGGCTCTAAATCACTAGCAAGTCGTTCTCGTACAAAATTATCGTCAATGATTATGGAGCACCAATCTCCAGGCAAAAAGTCACCTACATAAGGCCCGATGGAGCCGTTGATAGAGATACTAAATTGTCCCTCTGGTGGTCTTGCTTCTCCAGCAAAGTCTTGAGCATAAGAGTAAAGAGCGCTTTCACCATAAGCGGTTGTAGCGTTATCGTTTTTGGACTCTACTTGGTCAAGAAGCGGCCAACCTAAATCCAACATATCCGTAGAGGTAGATGCAGCATATGGCTGACTTGCATTGTTATCAAGGCCATCTGTATTTCCAGCAACCCACATACGAGTTGCTGAGTTTTCAGCGCTCTCTTGCAAACTAAAGTCAAGAACATTACCTGGATATTCAAATACAAATTTATCTGCGCCAAGAACACTCAGCGGGTGAACAAGTCCAATATACCCAAAGCAAGGTGTTCCTGGAACATCATTAGTATAGGATTGAAATGTAAAGGTAGTTGATGTCGGTGTGGCAAGTACTGTTTGTGTGCCATCAAAGTAAAGACCAACATCACTAACAACAATTTCTTGACCTACAGTCAACCCGTGAGCAGAGGCTGTAGTCAAAGTAGCAATATTAGAAGTAAGTCTTTTTGAGATTACTGATACCTTTTGTGGAGGGTCAATAAAAGGTACAAAAGTAAATGTACGAAGGAATTGTCCATTTTGGAAGTCGCAGTCAATACGGTACTCAAATCCGTTGAGGTCTTTAGAGAACTCTTCTAATATTTCACCAACAGAGCGTAAATCAGAGCCGCGATAAATTTGCTGAGAGACACCAATATATTTTCCGCTTAGGTCTGCGGTAGCACCAATATCTGGGTCAGAGTTTCCAGAGAAGGCTCCATATGTTCCAGCAACTGCTCTTCCACCCCATTTGATTGTTCCACCAAATACAGCCTCTGCTGCCGCTGTAAGAAGTGAAGATGAGTTGAATTTGATAGTTGTTGAGTCAACTACGGAAGAAACCGTATGTGTCCCGTCATAATCTGCACCAACATTCTCAACAACAATACTCTTTCCTGCGGTAAGCCCGTGAGGTGTAGATGTTGTTAGAACTGCGCTCTTGTATGCAACTTGTCCATAGTCAACAATGGCAATAGTTGCTGTCATTGTTGTAGTTGTTTGTCCTTGAAAATATAGAGTTGAAGGTGCTGTTTTTGGTACAGTAAATGTTATTGTTCCAGTAGAAGCACCATTATTTGTCACGCCATCACTATAAGCACTGGTTGCATTGTACGCTCCACCAGTAGTTTGAATCCACACTCTATTAGAGTTTGCATTGATAGAAAACGAGTAAGTCTGACCTCTTACAAGATAGATAGTTCTATTCTCAATACCAACTTGTTCGTTGATGCCAGTAAGTACAAATGCTGTTTTAGCAGTGTTTGCTGTCAGTGCATAAGTAAGAATGTCACCAAACTTGGTAATTGGAGTCTCTGCCAAAGTAGGTGTTGTTTTTACAAAACTAAACTTTGTAGTTGATGGTACATCTGTTACATAATAAGAGCCATTGATTACTGATTGCTGAGTAAAAGTAATTGTCCCAGAGACAGCAGTTGTAGTGCTCTGAGTCAGTTGTACAGTGTTTCCAGAGATTGAGTAGACAACAGCATCTCCTGGAATTCCAATACCTGACACATTCATTCCAGCAAGAAGTGATGTTGTATCGGAAAGTGTAATTACATAACTCCCCTGAGCAGCAGAACCAGTTTTTGTAAAAGTATCGTAGTTTGATACATTAGAGATAGATACATAATCTCCCACCGCAATCCCGTGAGCAGACTCTGTTGTAAGGGTGACAACATTGTTAGCAGAGGATTTCTTAGTTAGATTTACAACATTGTTAGTTATCTCTGCCGATGTGACATTGTATGTTGTCAAAGGTGTTACAGCAGTTGAAGAAAAACTAGAAGAAACTCCAGCAGGAGAGACTTTGAATGTAGTAGAAGACGGTATTGCTGTAATTATTTGATAGCCGTTGACCAAAGGGTCAACATCAACAAGTTGTACTTGCTGACCATAAATCAAGTCGTGAGGCAAAGTTGTTGTAATTGTCGCAATGCCAGAAGTCATCTGCTTTGTTGATACTGAGTATTCTAAATCGTTTGCTGGTTTTATCTCATCATTTTGAAATGCAAGGGTAGAAAAGTCCTCTGCTGCATATCCAATGAGGTCTCTAGCAATATCGTAAGTATCAACAATAGTTCTGGCAAAACCTGTACTAGATGGACTCTCCTTGAGAACAGCCCCGTTTGTCACAGCAAAGGTAAAACTTGCTGGAGTCTTGCTCTGAATAACGTGGTCACCATTGAGAGCGCTATTGAGGGTTCTTACTCTTACTTTATCTCCAACGCTAAAGCCGTGTTCTACATCTGTAAATACTGTTGCAGTTGTTCCATTAGCGGAGTATTTAGAGCAGTAGACGCCTTCTGAGCCATAGTAAAGGGTCTGCCAAACTGAGCGATGGTAAAAGTAACTGAGGAACTCGGTGCCATCTACTTGAAGAGTTTTATTGTTAGGAGAGTATTGACGTCCCCAAATAATTCCTCCCCAAACACAAACCCCATTACGAAGGACATACAGAGCAGTCTTTCCTGGCATAGTGCTCTCATATAGATTGAGAGACTTAGTTGCATCAATTACTGGAATTGTTCCGTGAAATGCTCCTGCCTTACTAAGAGCACGCTCGTAGGTGACACCTGTAAAAGGTATTTCAGTAATAATTTGATTGGTCAGTAAATCGGCAAGGTAATAGCGATACTGTGGTGTATCAATAGAATGTAATGCCATTTACGTCTCTCCAAGTCGTTTTTATTTAAGCAAGCCAGCCTGGTCTGTATTGAATAGTTAGTTTTGCTGCTGAATTATTTGCTGCTCCATTGTCATAGAAGTTTATTTCATTTGACCCTGGTGCAAGTTTAATCCAGTCGTTGTATACCTCTAACTTTAGACGTGCTCCCTCAAAGTTACCATTGAGAAATACATCTCTGTTGTAGGTATCAATTTCCAAAATATCTGGTCCATAAGACAGTGTTCCAGATACTGTTGTTGCTGCTGAGTTTGCAGCAAGAACTTCATATGTAAATGTTGTTGAAGTTGGTGCAGAGATAACTACTTGCTCTCCGTCATAGCCCGTGCCTACCCCAGAAATAGTTACAGTATCTCCAACAACTACACCGTGAGCAGTTGAAGTTGTTAGCGTTGCG